CAGCGTATGAGACAGCTAACCAAGCCGACATAGCCTATATGAATACAACATTCCAAGCTGACGCTAAAAGTCAAGATAAGATTGCTAAAGTGCTAACTGCATCAGGGGGAAAACTTCCAGCAGGGTTCTTCTGGGTAGATATTATGAATAATCAAGTGCCAATGTCACATGCAGACCTTCAAGGTTTAGCTGCTGCTATTTTAGCTAGAGGTCAGAAAAACTTTGCCACCTTGCAGCAACTAAAGTCTTCTGTTAAATCTGCAACTACACTGAAGGAGCTTGAGGCTATTGTATGGTAAATTCAACAGATAAGGGATTCAAATGAAGCTATCAAAATTAACCCCTTTACATAGAATAAGCAAATCTAGCAAGTTCGATAACCCCTACATAGAAGAACTGTATGTAACAAAGTGGGGTAATCTCACTAACAGGCGGTTGTTCAAAGCCAAACACTGGGTAGTGACAGATCTACTAAACGGGCTAGTACGCTTCGATGTGATAGATACCTATTTTGACGAACCTGGTAGATTTGATTTTGATGTACAGGTTACTTATACTGATAGTATTAAATGTACTTTCATAAAAAACAAAATAATTATTATCGACGATGTGAATAAAAATTGATTGGTACCTATAATGTCTAGAACTATTGAAGAATTGAATGATGCGTACTTTCGGATAGAAACACAGATTAGTGATGTAAGTGTGCAGCTTAGCATACTTACTGCCTCGGTTACACAACTGAGTGATGGTGTTAAATCTGTGACAGAACTGATGAAGCAACAAGTACATTTATCCAGTGAACTTACCCACCTTAGAAAAGCTTTTGAACAACATGAGAAAGATGCAGAAAAGATCCTTATAAACATCGAAAAAGACCTAGACGCTATCCGATGCAAACAGGTAGATGCTGATAAGGAGCTTAAACGACTGGAAATGGATCTACATGATAATACTAACGCCAGAAAAGTCGGACAATGGGTAGGAGGGCTGGTGATAGCTGCAGGAATTTCTTGGGTAACATGGAGACTTAAATAATGGACGCTATAACTAGTATATTAAAACATGAGGGCTTTAAGCAGAAGCCTTACATAGATCCCATAGCTATTAACAAATTGGATACCGATACCAGAGAAATTCTTATCGGTGTATGGGATAAACTAAATGTTACAATAGGTCACGGCCTTACGTACTTGACGGAAGAAGAAAGTGCACTAATAGTACGAGGTAGAGTATCTAGGCTATCTTCGTCACTAGCAAAAGAGAAGTACTACTTTCTGCTGCTACCTCCAGTAGCACAACAGGTACTAATAGAGATGGCATACCAACTTGGTATCCCAGGGTTACTTCGGTTTAAGCGTATGTGGGCCGCAATAGACGCACGTGATTATGCAGCTATGGCCACAGAAATGTTAGATAGTAGGTGGGCTAGGCAGACACCTGACAGGGCTAAGGAACTCGCAGATAGAGTAAGGAGTTTAGTATAATGGATGATAAACAAGCTTTTATGTTGGTTGATTGGTACGCAAAACATCGGATATTTAGCAGGTTAATCGTTTTAGCTGTTTTATTTACTTGGGTTTATATGGGTATAAACAGTTTACAGTATTTTGAAGCTACTACCTACTTGCTAGGGGTAGTATTTTTAGCTATCACCTTTGGCCTGAATTTCCCTGACAAGTTTATACAAATATTGAAGGCCTACAAAAAATGATTAACAAACTAAAGAACTTACTATTACTGATTACTACGGCGGTATTAAGTATACTGTACATTCTCAGAATTAAAAAACAAAGAGATGATGCTACAGAAAAAATGGAAAGAGCTAAAGCATTGGCGGTAGAGACTGAGAAAGTGGTAAAAAAGAAAGAACAATACTATCAAGAGGTTTTGGAAAATGAGAAGCAACCGGCTTACCCTAAAAGTACTAGCGATAATGACAATGATACTCATATCAGGCTGTAGTACTAGTCCGAGACTAGTCCATGTAAAGTCACTGCCGTTGCCTAAACAAATAAACATAACTATACACAAGGGCTGCGAATTCAATAACCAAAAACAGCCCTGCGTGACAGAGCCCGACTTAAGTAAATTGATTAAATATACTAAGAATCTACGTTCGCAGGTAGAATACTACCATGCAGTTACCATTAGGTAGTTAAATCTACACCAGTTGTTTACATTTTGGTATAATAGGTGTAATAAAATATACACATAACAGTTAAGGTACATTAATGCAAGTTTCTACAGATGCACAACCTAATAAACCACTAGATAAGAATGCTTTACTGGAGGCCTTAAAGGGAGACCTCAAGGCTGCAGACGTACTCAAAAAGGAATGGGATGCTAAAATAGCAGAATGGCGTAATGCTTATGAGGGGAAGCCTTATGGTAACGAGCGAAAAGGTAAGTCAGCTATCGTATCTAGGGATATTAAGAAACAGAGTGAGTGGCAGCACGCTAGCATTATCGATCCATTTGTTAGTACCGATAAAATAATCACGTGTACTCCTGTAACTTATGAAGATGTCAAAGCAGCTAGACAAAATGAACTACTACTAAATACCCAGTTTGTTCGTAAGTTTGATAGGTACAACTTTATGACTAAGGCAGTAAAAGTCCTAGATATGGAAGGTACCGTAGTTATTCAAACTGGTTGGGATTACCAGGATGAGGAGGTAGAGGTAGAAAGGGAAGTAGTATCTGTAGATGCTTTTGGCAATCAAGTAGTTACGATAAAAAAAGTAACAGAAACCATAGTAAAGAAAAATCAACCTACCGCCAAGGTATGCAGAAATGAAGATGTATACATAGACCCAACTTGCATGGACGACATGGACAATGCACAGTTCGTTATATATAGATATGAAACAGATCTATCCACACTTAGGCAAGACGGTAGATACAAGAACCTAGATAAAGTAGCTAAGGAAGCTGCTAAGGACGATACTGATTACATTCCAGAAGATACTACGTTCTTTCGCTTCGAGGATACACCTAGACGAAAGTTAGTGGTTTACGAGTATTGGGGTAACTATGATGTCAATAATGATGGCATAGCAGAGCCTATAGTGTGTGCTTGGGTTAATAACATTATAATCCGTTTACAGAGCAACCCTTATCCAGATGGTAAACCTCCCTTTATTGTAGTACCTTTTAATAGTGTGCCCTTCCAAATCCACGGAGAAGCCAATGCAGAACTGATAGGCGATAACCAAAAAGTAAAAACTGCGGTTATCCGAGGCATCATAGATAACATGGCTCAATCCAATAATGGGCAAGTGGGTATTCGTAAAGGAGCACTAGATGTAGTAAACAGGAAAAAATGGCTAGCCGGACAAAACTTTGAATTTAATGGGTCGCCTAACGATTTCTGGCAGGGTAGCTACAATCCAATACCCGGCTCTGCTTTTGACATGATTGGTTTAATGAATAATGAGATTGAAAGCCTCACAGGTGTTAAATCTTTTAGCGGTGGTATTACCGGTAACTCTCTTGGTGCTACTGCTACAGGGGCTAGAGGTGCATTAGATGCTACATCTACTCGTAGGTTAAACATAGTACGTAATATAGCAGAAAATCTTATCAAACCTTTAATGCGTAAATGGATTGCGTACAACGCAGAGTTTTTGGATGAGGAAGAAGTAATTCGGGTCACTAATGAAGAGTTTGTCCCAATCCGTAAAGATGATTTAGAAGGTAAAATAGATATAGCAATTAGCGTAAGTACTGCTGAAGATAATGCTGCAAAGAGTCAAGAATTAAGCTTTTTATTGCAAACAGTAGGGCCTAATGAAGATCCAGCCATTCGTAGGGAAATCATGGCTCAAATCATGGAACTTATGAAAATGCCTGAACAAGCTAAACGTATTAGAGAATACCAACCTCAACCAGATCCAATGGAGCAGCAACTAAAAGAATTACAGCTACAAAACATGATCTTAGAGAACGAGCTTCTCAAGGCAAGTATCCAGGACAAGTATGCCCGTGCAGGTGAAAACGAAGTAGATGCAGAACTTAAACGTAATAAAGCTGCAGTAGAAGCAGCTAAGGCTAGAAAACTTCATAGTGACGCTGATCTTACAGACCTTACATTTGTAGCTAAAGATACAGGTGCGGACTTACAGGAAAAGCTTCAACTAGAAGAGTTTAAACGTAAAGCAAACCTAGATGCCTTAGCTTTTCAAGCAATGCGGGGAGATAGAGAACTGGGGATGATAAGATAATGAGTATTATAGATAACGCTATACAAAGTACTCTTCAGAAGGTCGCTGCTCCTACAAGGAGCCCAACCTCTGAAGGACTTGCTGGAGTACTGGCAGCTAACCAAACCAAACCTACTCCTTACACAGAGCAAGGAGCTATGTTGGCTAAACAGTTAGAAGGTCTTGTAAATAAACAAGCGTTAGAACGTGCACATACTCCTGACTACGATCAAAATGTATGGCTAAAAAACGCCAGGTATAATGAAATTGCTGCCTTAGCTGATAATCTTGCTATGCATAGTCCTGCAGAGTATAAAGAATACTTTAACAAGTATGAACCTGATAGTAAGCTAAATATACCTATGGTGTACAAGCGCGCTATAAATAGATAACTTTTAAACTACAACACAGAAGGAGACAGTATGCAAAACATGTATAACCAGCTAGACCCAAACGAAGGTAATGAAACGGCTACAGGTCAAGATGGCCTAGCTGCACAACTAGCACAAGAAGGTACTCAGGTTGAAGAGGTAATAGAACTTTTAATGAAGGGTGTTCCCCCTGAGCAACTTCTTAAGCAAGGTATTCCAATGGAAGTTATAAAGCAGGCTATTAATTTGATTATGCGGCATCAACAAGCTGCGCAGGCTGAACAACCTCCTATGGGTACCCCAGGAGAAGGCCTTAAACGTATGGAAACTGTAGGTAGGTAGTTGACTTATTACGGGTAGTTGTGTATACTATCCGTAATGCTTATCGAATAAGTATTAATAACTAACCATAAAAATAGATATAACAACTAAAAGGACTGCATAATATGAGTAACCTTACACAAGAAGAGCTAACTTTAATAGAAGCAGAAAACCAGTATTGGGTAGAGCTGCATAATGCTCTTGAAAGACTGCACAACAACGAAGATTTTAAAAAAGTAATCCTAGAAGGTTACTTTAAAGATAAAGCTATTGATGGTGTTAGTGCGCTTGCCAATGACTATGTTATCCAAAACGGCAAACGCACCGAAGTAATGGAAGCACTTATCGCAATTAGTCACTTGCAAGACTATTTTATTACTATCGGGAAAATGGTACCTCCTAAAGAGACTGCAGAAGACGACGTAGAGGAGTAATACTATGAGCTTGAGTAGTGAAGATGACTTGTTTGATCTTAGTGATGAAGAGCTGGAAGCTGCGTTTAAAGCAGCTAAGGCAGAAGACGCTTCCCCTGATACAGATTTACCTACCGAGTATGAAGACGACACAGTACAAGAAGACTTGGTAGAAAATTCGGAGATGCCTGATGAGGCACTATCCGATACAGAAGATACAACTGAGAGTGATTTAGAACAACCTGAAGAGGATTCTGATCATGATGCTAGCGAAGACTTTGATGCTGAGCCCACAGAGGATACGGATGTAGAAGTCAAGGATGACAACCTTCAAGAAGACTCATCTGAAGATGGAGACCTCTCCGAAGATACTGAGGAACCAGTAGAAGACGAAACGCAAAAAGTACAAAAGTATACGTTTAAGGCAGATGGCAAAGAGTATGAATTTACTCAAGAGGAGATTCTGAGCCAGTTTCCGAAAATTTTCGGCCAGGCTATGAACTACACAAAGAAGATGCAGGCCATTAAGCCTTGGCGTAAAACTATTGACGCTATTGAGCAAGCAGAGCTTACTCATGATGATGTCAACTTAATGATTGATGTACTTAAAGGTGACAAAGATGCTATTACAGAGGTAATAAAGCGAACAGGTATCGATGCCCTCGATTTAGACCCTGAAGATAGTAACTATGTGCCTAAGGATTATGGTCGAGATGAACATACGTTAGAGATCGAGGAAATTATACAAGAAATTTCTAAAGATCCTGAGTACAGCACGACCCACAATATCCTAACTAACCAATGGGATGAAGCCTCGTTAGAGACTATTACTAGAGACCCTCAAATGATTAAACTTCTTCATGAGGATGTACGCAATGGTACCTACCATAAGCTACAACCAATTATGGATAAGATTAAACTATTTGACGGAGGAAGTAAAACAGACCTAGAGTATTATGGTATTGCTGCTCGTGAGTATTACAGCAACGTTACTCAAGAACAGAAAAAACAACTAGCTGCTCAAAAAGCCATGGAAGAACGGGCTGCCGCTAAAGCACAGGCAGAGGCTGCACGCCTGGAGAAAATTAGGGCTCAAGAGGAAGCTAGAAAAGCTACTCAACAAGCTTCAGCGAAACGGAAAGCTGCTGCACCGACAAGGACGCGAGCAGGAGGAAATAATGTAGTGGATTATCTTGATGATTCAGATGAAGCCTTTGAGGAGTGGTATATAAAAGTTACAGGTGAAAGACCTGTTAATTAACTAAGTCACTTAAAGGAAATAGATTATGGCTACTCAAGTTTATGGAAATGGCGTTAACAGCTCTGCTGGTGCCAATACTATCGTCCATTTTTACGACCGTGCAGGTATTAAAGCTGCCAACCGTATAAATGTATATGGTCAGTTTGCTGACCGTAAGTCAATGCCTACTAAAATGGGTAAAACTTTCAAGATCTCTAAGTTCTTGCATATGTATGACCGTTCTGTAGCAGATGCTGACTTCGCTGCTAAAGGTTACCTTACTGCTCGTACTGCCGCTCAGGTTTCTGCAGACCTTACCGCTGCTACCCTAGCTGAAGGTGCTGGTGCGGTAAACCAACGCTCACTACAAAAAATCACTATGGAAACTAGCCTAGCCCGTTATGGTGAGATGATTGAATATACCGATGAAGTTGAACTATTCTCAGAAGATAGCATTCAAGTCCGTTATCGTGAAGAGCTTGGCGCTCTAGCTAACTCTCGTTGGGAAGATTTGCTACAATTAGATATGTTAGCTACTCCTACTGTAATCTACTCAGGTTCTGCTACTTCTATGTCAACCGTAGGTAACGCTATCGCAGCAAATGGTTCTCAAGATGCGGATTGGAAAGTATCTTATGACCTTATTCGTCGTTCTGTACGTAAGTTGGTACGCAACCGTGCTAAGAAGACTACGCAGATAGTTACAGGATCTACTAAGATCGGTACCCAGCCAGTTAACTCTGCATACTATGCAATTATTGGTGCTGATGTTAAAGCTGATCTAGAAAACCTTACCCGTGGTACTGGTTATGAGCGTGAGTTCGTATTTGTACCTGCACATAAGTACGCCGGTGCTGCTAACCTTGCAGAAGGTGAAGTTGGTTCTATGCACGAAGTACGCTTTATTGAAGCAGAAGCTGCTGTAGTATATGCTGGTCAAGGCGCTGCTGTACCTGCTTCCTATACTGGTACTCTGTCTTACACTACCTTTGCTACTGATGCTGATGCTATCGCAGTACGCGGTGCTGGTGCTACAGCCGGTTCTTACTTTGACGTATATCCAATCTTGTTCCCAACACAAGGCTCTTTCGCTACTGTCGGTTTGAAAGGTAAAGGCAAGATCAGGTTTAATACTAAGTCTCCAGAGCAAGTTGAGTTGAACAACCCTTACGGTACTACCGGGTTCTTCTCTTATAACTTCTTCTATGCTGGTATTATCCTTGAAGAAGAAAAGCTACTTAAAGT